GCAATTCATGAATCGGCGGTTTTACGGTGACGCGGATGCACTGGCTGGCGCCGTCCTCGATGGCACTGCCGGCGCTGATCCGATTGTGATCAACCCGTCGGTTCGTGCGGCGTGCCTGCTCATCCTAGGCCACCTCTATGCCAACCGCGAAGATGTTGTGGTCGGTGGTGGCGCCGGCGAGATTCCAATGGGTTCGCGCTCGCTGCTCACGCCGTATCGCGTCGGCTTGGGGGTGTGAATGCGCGCCGGTCCACTGCGTCATCACTGCGCAATCCACAAAGCTGAGCAGATCACTCGGCCTGGCGGCGGCCGCGTCGAGTCATGGACGGAGCTCGTCAAAGTTTGGGCCGAGATCACACTGCCCAGCGGGCGGGTTGCCGTGGCGGCTGATCAGCTTACGGCTGAGATAATCGCAGAGATTCGTATCCGCTATCGAACCGACATCTCGGCGGGCATGCGAATTATCCACAAGAGCACCACCTACAAGGTGGAGGCCGCACTGGCCGACAACGACCAAACGATGCTTCGGCTGCTCTGCTCGAACGTCGTCAATCCATAATCGAGGGTTAGAACTATGAAAGTACGCGCCTTGGCCGATATCTCCGGCCCAATGGGTCGTAAATCTGTGGGCGAAGAGTTTGTTGTCGGCGCCGCCGAAGGCAAAGAACTGGTTGAGCGAAAGTTGGTGGAGGCCGTCGATGACGCTCCTGCAAAACCGACAAAAGAGCCAAAGGCTGAGGCCTGACCGTGGCTCCCCGCCGGTCCCGCCTGGCGGGAGAATTCAAGCTCCGGAAGGTGCTGCGGAACATCCACGGCCAAATCGACAATGAGCTCAAGCCAGCTATGCAAAAAGCAGCTGACCGGATCTTGGAGTCCATGAAAGAACGGGTGCCGCGCTCTGATCGTGGCGACGCCGGTGGTCATGCTGTCGACGCATTGGAAGCGTACGTGAGCAAGTCCGGGCTTGATGCCCAGATAGGTCTTCGCGGGCTGAAGGACAACCGCCGCTATTTTTACCTGAAATTCCTCGAGTACGGGACGAAGGGTTATACCGGCGGGCAGCGTGCTGGTAATCGAAGACAGCGTGACACTAACAAAACGGACGGATCGCACTTTTTTGGCAAGCATCCAGACATTCCCGCCCGACCTGCGCACCCGTGGCTAAGACCCGCGTTCGACGTGAATCGGGAGTATGTTCTTGCCGACATTAAAGCCGCCGTTACGAGCACCCTGAAACGTGCAAGCCAGGAGCTGGGCAATGGCTGATCCAGGATTCGCACTTCAGGTGGCGATATTCGATCGGCTCACGGCTGAGGTGTCATGTCCGATTTACGACAGCGTGCCGATGAATGCAGCCATGCCCTATGTCTCCATCGACTACGAGCTATCGAACAATGTCGACATCCTCAACAAGCGCAGGGACATGCGACTGTTCTACCTGTCGATCTGGAGCGATTTCAAGGGCCAGGAGGAGGTAAAGCGGCTCATGGGCGAGATCGACTCTGCCTTGCATGAGCGCTTTCTACCGCTTGAAACAGGTCGTGTGATCTCCATTCGAGTGGATCGCAAGCAGACCAACCGTGAGCCGGACGGAATCACGTATCAGGGCAGCATCACGCTCCGCATCCTGACCGAACACTAAAACGCTTATCCACGCCGCGCTGCGGCCTTTCACCTGTCCTCAGGAGGACTACCTATGGCTATCAATACCGGCGCTGGCACGCGGATCTATATCGGTCCACGCCTCTCCGCCAATTTGCCCGCCGACCATGCGGCTGCTATCGCGCTGTTAGCTGCGATCACTTACGTCGAGGTTGGCGAGGTGGAGAGCATCGGCGACTACGGCGACACGATTAACGACGTCAGCTTTGCAGGCCTTGCAGCGGGGCGGGCTCAGCACCTGAAGGGCCTTGCGGATGCGGGCTCGTCCGATCTTTCCATCGGTTTCGATGCTGGCGATGCCGGGCAGTTGAAGCTCGTCGAGGCCTTCATGGACCGCTCCCGCTTCGATTACCCGTTCAAGGTGGTGTACGTGGACGGTGAAACCGACTACTTCGCTGCCAAGGTCATGAGCAACAAAAAGACCGGCATCAGTGTCGAGGGCGTTCTCAAGCGCGCCGTTACGCTGGGCATCAACTCGGAAGTCTACGAAGTAGAAGCCGAGTAACCGTTCAGTTGCAGAGCGCCCTGTTGGCCGGGGCGCTTTCCATTCCCCCTTTTGTGAGAAGAGAACTCTATGTCCAAGACGAACCATGGCGTCGTGGTAGTTGGCGCAGGCGGCAGCACCTACAACCTGATTCCCAATCTGCGCGCTGTTCGCGCTATTCAAAATCAGTTCGGCGGGCTTCTCCCGGCCTACAGCGCTATCGGGTCCGGAAACCTCTCGGGTATCGCGTTTATCATCGCGGCTGGCGCCGGGATCGACACCTCGAAGCGCAAAGAGCTCGAAAAGGTCGAAGAAGCGGTGTTTGACGGTGGCGTCACGACAGTAGGCAACCAGATCATCCCCTATGTACGGGCACTGCTGAATCCTGGCGGCAAAACCGACGAAGAGCTCGAAGAGGCCTCAGGCGAGGGAAACGAAACAGCCGAGGATACGTCGACGAGCTCTTCGGACTAGCCACCGGTTACCTCGGCTGGCCCCCGCGTGATGCTTGGGAAACACCGATCGTTGAGATCCTGATGGCGTGGGAAGCGAAAATCGATTTCCTCAAGAAGACGAACCCCTGGGGCCAGGCTGAGGAGAAAGCCGACAAGCGAGCAGTGGCCAAGGACGTACGTATGGGGTTTCGGGTGGCTGCGATGACCCGGAATAAAGCTTAAGACGCTTTGGCGCCGAGTGGCGGCAAACAGATACCCGCTTCTGCGGGTTTTTTTACGCCCGGAGAAAATGAATGGCTGACGGCGATATCCAAGGTCTGCTGGTCCGCATCGAAGCCACCACGGCCCAACTCCGTCAGGAAATGGCGCGCGGGGAGGCGGCAGTTGCGCAGACCTCGGGCAAGATCGACTCGAGCTTGGGCAAGGTCGACAAAGCGTTTGATCGTGCGGGCGACAGCGCGAAAACGCTATCCCAGGCAATCACCTCTGCTGCATCGTCTTTCGGTGGTTTCAATATCGCTGCCGTTGGTTCGATAGCGGGCCTTGTCGCGCTGACGAGCAGCACCATCGACCACGCTCGCGAAGTGAAAAACCTGGCTTCCGTGTCCAACGCATCCGTCGAAGAATTCCAGCGGATGGCCTACGGCGCTAAAACAGTTGGGATCGAGCAGGACAAACTGGGCGACATCCTCAAGGATGTGAACGATCGCGTGGGGGAGTTCATCCAGCGCGGCGGCGGCGAGATGGCGGATTTCTTCAAGGAAATCGCACCGAAGGTCGGTGTCACCGCTGAGCAATTTAAGAATCTTTCCGGGCCTCAGGCTCTCCAGCTTTATTACACGTCGCTGGAAAAAGCCGGGCTGAACCAGCAGCAGCTGACCACCTATATGGAGGCAATGGGCGACGAGTCCACCGCGTTGATTCCATTGCTGCAGAGCAACGGAAAAGGATTCAAAGATCTCGGGGACCGCGCAGAGAAATACGGTCTAGTCCTCTCCAAACTGAGCATCGAGCGACTTGTAGATGCCGGTCAGGCCGTAAAGGATCTGCAAGCCACTTTTTCAGGTGCGAGTCAGCAACTGGTTGTTGGCCTGCTCCCGGGCATTGAAAGCGTCACAAAAGGGCTGGCACATCTTCGTGACGACGGTGGTGCGCAGAAGGTAGGCGAGACAATTGCCTTTCTCGCCGAGAACATTGACGTGCTGGCGGCGGCACTGGGCGGGAAGCTGGCTGCGGCGTTTGCGAAATATGCGATTGATGCGGTGACGTCCGCTGGATTGGCCACGGCGGCATTTCTCCAAAACGTTTCCGCGACGAAAGCCTCCGCAATCGCCAAGGCCGAGGAGGCCGCTGTATCCGCCGAGGGTGCTGCGGCGAAGCTTCGTGAGGCGGTAGCGGCTGCCAGTGCGACCACTGCGTTGCAGGCAGAGGCTGTCGCTCGGGTAGCCAATCTCGAAGCGGTGCGGCAATCCCTGGGCTATCAAGCGGCGTTGGCTGCCGGCTCGGCAGAGGAAACTCAGCTTAAGAACTCATTGGCGGCCGTGGAGGTGGAACTGACCGCCGCGCGTACGGCTGAGGCCAAAGCAACCCAGGCGCAAGCCGTGGCGTCGGCTGCTGCGTCCAGCGCAATGGCGCGGGACACGGCGGCGACTCAAGCCAACGCTGCTGCACAAGCTGAGGCGGCTGCAGCAAAAGGGGTTCTGGCGCGTGCGGGCGCGGGCCTGCTCGGGTTGCTTGGCGGTCCTGCGGGTATTGCAGCCCTCGCTATCGGTGCCGGTGTTGCCTTCCTCACCATGGGCGGCAACGCAAAAACGGCCGTCACCGGCCTGGACGAGTTGAAGCGTTCCACCGACGACGTCCGCAAATCTTTTCAGGACCTGGCCAAGGATCAGCAACGCAGTGCTTTAGTGGCTGTGGTGCGCGAGCAGGAATCAGCGGCATCGACTGCTGACGAGGCTTTCGCCGCCTTCTTGAAGACCTCCAAGCAGGTGCTCGGCAGCACGGTTGCCACCCGGATTGCGGGTGATGCCGAGGAAGCACGGAAGGCAGGGAAAGGCCTGTCAGATACGATTGACGACTGGCAAAAACGGTTTCACATCCCTGAAGAAGGTATGCGCAGCCTTCAAGATGCGGCCGGGGCGCTCTCGACCGCCGAGCAACGAACCCATCTTCTTGCCGATCGCGCTGCCCTATATCGCACTGAGCTGGACAAGGGCTCGCAGGTCACCCAAGTCAATACCGGTCTCACGGCTGACCAAACTCTCGCAGTCAACACGCTGCAAAAGTCTTTAGAGAAGCAGCTCAACACACTGCAGGACAAAACTGCTGTTGACGCTGCCAACCGCGTTCTGACCGACAATAACATCGCGGCAACGAGCAAAGAGGGTCAGGCCCTTCTCACGACTGCGGCCGCCATCGACAAACAGAAAGCGGCGGACCAGGCCGCGGCGAAAGCCAAGTCCGATGCGAACAGCGCTGCGCAGAAAGCGATTAGCCTCTCGGAAGGACAAAAAAAGGCGCTGACGGACCTTCAGGCTAGCGCCGATATTGCCATCCGTTCCGCCGGCGGTCTGGCTGATGCCTACTTGGCTGGCGTCGACAAAAGCCGCGAGTTCACCATCCAGCAGAAGGTTGAGCAGGAGCTGCTGAAAACCGGAGCGAATGCGCGCAAGGAAGTTGAGAAAGCAATCAACGACCAGGCGGATGCCGAAGACCGATTGGCTGTCAGCAAGCAGGCGTTCGATTTGGAAAAAGAGACGGCCGATTTGCTCGCGCAGGCAAAGGCAACCCTTCAGGGCGCTGATGCGCTCGAGGCGTACAACGTGCAGAAAGCGCTTCAGGCTTCTCTTGCGAACAAAAATATCGAGGTAGGCAGCAAGGAATATCAGCAGCTGCTCGCTGCGACCAAAGCGCAGCAGGATGCGGTCAAAACGCTTCAGCAAGCCAATGATGCCGGTAGCATTCTCGATCGTCTGTATCCGGAAAGTAAGCTACTGCGTGATTACACCAACGATCAGAACGCGCTCAATGCGGCGATCGAGCTTTATCCGAAGAAAGCAGACGAATATCGAGCCGCACTCCAGCGACTGGGTCTTGAGTACGAGGAGAACAAAAACGCCTCGTCGGACTGGGGGAAATTCACCGAGGGGGCGGTTGACCGCGTAGACGGCGCATTCGCTGACATGTGGAAGTCCATTCTGGGCAAGTCTGGAAACTTTTTTGCGTCGTTCAAGGACAGCTTCAGTCAGTTCCTAGCCGAAGTGCTGCACATGGCGATTACTCGCCCCATCATCGTGCAGATCGGGGCGTCGCTGGGTGTCGGTGGACTTGCCGCCCAAGCTGCGTCTGGCGGAGGCGCTGGGGGCTTCGGTGCGGGCTCGTTGCTCAACGGTGCCTCGTCGCTGTTCAGCGCGGCAACCGGCTGGGGTAAGGCTCTGTACACCGGCTTTCAAAGCGGCGGGCTGGCTGGCGCATGGGGCGGACTCAGTAACTATACCTCCGGCGTTCTGGCTGGTTGGGACCAGGCTGCGGGCCAGTTGTTCGGCACAATCAGCAATGGCAGCAGCGCACTGACTTACGCGCCGCTCACTGCCCAACCGGGCGCACTTGGTCAGATCAGCAGCGCCGTGCCTTGGGCAGCAGGAATCGGCGGCGCCCTGTACGGATATGGGAAATCAGGACTGAAGGGCGCAGCTGCGGGGGCCGCCGGCGGGGTGGGGGGCGCTTTGTTGGGCCAAGCTCTTATACCCGTCCCGGTCCTTGGCGCTGCGATTGGTGGCCTGCTCGGCGGCTTTGTCGGGGGCAGCCTGTTCGGCGGTGACTGGGTAACCAAGAACTCCGGCATTCAGCTCGGCGTTACGAATGGCGACCTTGACGCTTCCGCGTTCAAGTACCAGAAAAAGAAAGGCGGGTTGTTCAGCAGTAACAAAAAGCGCACCAAACTGAGCCCGCTCGATTCGCAACTGCAAGGCCAGCTGCAAGACGCGTTTGATG